AGAATTCGTTCATTAGCCTCGCAGGAAATCGTACAGGCCTGGCGGCACTCTCCGTCGACAAAGCGAATTACCCAGCCAGGGCCGCCTTTGTCGCCGCGATCGCCTTTGTCACCACGATCGCCCTTGTCACCGCGCTCGCCTCTTTCCCCGCGCTCACCTTGAGGGCCTTCGAATTGCCCGCAGGTCGAGAGTATCAGAAGAGCTGACAACGCAATGAGAGCCAGCACGACGATAATGATTCCGCTGAGCGTCAGGCTGTCCCACTCGAACTTCATGGCGGCGGTGCGTCCCAGCCGCCCGTGAGGTAGCCGATCAGCGCGAGCGCGAACAAGATGGCGAGGACGATCGCCATCGCCAGGGCAAAGCGCTGGCCAGCGTTCATGGAGGCGGCAGCGGGAACGCGTCGCCGACCGGCGTGATGGTGCCGGACACGGCCTCGCCCGCAACGATGGTAACGTCCATCGGCGTGATCAATTCGCGCACACCTGAGCCGAGGTCGGCGTCGGCGGTCGCCGTGACCTGCGCCTGGCCGAGCTTGCCGCCAGCCGCGACGGCGGCCTTCGTGCTGTCCGTGCCGTCGACCACCACGGACGCGATCGTTTGGTCCGACGACGCCCAGGTCACCACGCCGTCAACCTTGGCCGGGTTACCATGCGAATCGACGTACGCCACCTGCACGTGAACGCCTTGGTCTATCGTCATCGTGTATGCCATCTTGTCACCTTTCGCTGTCACTGAGAAATCTCTGTAGCGCACCGTCACCAGCGCGTAGCCCTCCTCCTCGACGAGGAACCTGAGGGTGCCGCCGATCTGGAATTGGACCGCGGTCACGGTATCACCGTTGAAACCCCAGTCCTTATGTCAGTGTAGTAGCTCTCGATCATCTGCACCGCGATCGAGGCGTACTGTAGAGTTGAGTCTGTATACCCAACGCTCTTGACCACGTTGGCCGCGTCGTCGCCCAGAATGTACCGCGATGACCAGCCGAGCTGCTGCGTCTGCGTCATCACGGTGCCGTTGCCGCCGGGATCGAAATATCCGCTCACGATGAGGCCACGTGACCCATCGATGTCGAGGACGAACGCGTCAGACTGGACGGGCACGTATCGGCCGAAGTCATCAGTATACGCGATGACAGATTTGTCGCCGCCGTTGAATGTCATTCGGTAAAGCGCGGCGGCAATCCACGGATTGCGTGCCGACACCGGGCCGATATAGAGGCTGTCGAGGAGAAAGCTTCCGAGGATCGTCACTCGCGTCGCGAAGCCTCCCTGCAAGGGATAGATCGCGACGGGATCGACGCGAACCGCGAACGTCCATCCCGCCCAGCCGTTCTGCGAGCCGTCCATCAGGTCACGCCTGCAAGCTGCACCGGGTCAAATAGACCCTCAACCATCAGGACGACGATCGCGTTCTCGAAAGTATCGTAAGTGTACCAACTGAAATCGATATTACCGTTGTCGTCGACCCAGCCTGGCCAATTCCCCTCGGCATAGTAAGAGCCCCAGCCTGGATTGGTCGTCCGACTCCCGACCAGCCCGTCACCCGCCGCGTCGAAGTAGCCCGCGATCCATAGCCCGCTGCTGGGATCGATGCTTACGGTCAAAGGGTCGGTGACGAGCGGGTTAAACAGGCCGGTGATCGGATCCATCGTGGCTGTGCCGCTCGCCTCGCCGCCGAACGCGAGCGGGTACATCGTGGCGTTGAGCGCCAGCCAAGTGTTGCCAGGATCAGCCGGAGCTATCAACAGCGAGGTGAGGGTAAAACTGCCGACGAGGGTCAGTCGCAGCGCGTAAGCCGGCGTCAAGGGCTTGATGGCGCTGGGATCGATGTAGACGGCGAACGTCCAGCCGTTCCATCCGGCTTCCGTGCCATCCATCTGCGGCATGCCGGTCGCATCGGTCACGACCTGCGCAATCGTAGCCCACACCCGCGTCACGCCTGGCTGCGGCGGCGGGATCGGAACGACAACTCCGGACGGAACGTCGCCCGCAACTGCCCTCACCTGCCAATCCATGATTCCATCCGGCAAAGGCGGCGTAGGCTGCTTCGGTGGCATGAGCGGGCCGTCTATGGTCTGCCAGTACGTCCATGGATCGTTGTCAGCGACGACCATTCGGCGCCGAAAGTCCATGCAGACCTTGAACGGATCAGCATGGAACTGATCATCGATCGACCAGGTGCCGTCGATCTGACATACCAAGGGACCGGGCGACTGAGCCCGCGCCATGGACGCGGCGCGCGCGAGCGCCTCCTTCTCGGCCTCGGTGACGTCCTGATCATCCGGATAGGTCGGACCCTGCCAGGGATCGTAAAAGTGCCTAGCCATCGGTCTTCTTGTACTCGACCTGGCGCTCGTACGTCGCCTTCGTGGCGCCCGAAGAGGCCGCCATCGTTGTCGATTCGACGGGCGGCGGGTTCAGCGGGTCGGCGTCGAGCGTCTTGTAGCGCGGGTAAGGCTGCGTCAGGCTGTTCGCCGTCGCGTATGCATCCCAGTCGCTCTCGGGATGCACTCCATTCTCAAGACTGTTACTCGGAGCCTGCGCGACGTGGGTTTGTCCCGACTGACTGCTCCAGATCGATCCGCACATCAGGCACTGCAGCCTGCCGAACGAATGCCGCGCGTGCGCAAACAGCATATCAGTCATTGCTCACCCCTTTCTTTAATGGAGAACGTAGCCCCATCCGACATTTGTGTTCGGCGTAGGCGAGCTTGTGCCGTATGAAGCGCCGGTTGCGTCAACGAAGCCGCCGTCTGTGGCATTGATGTCCCAGGTCACATTGCCATTCAGCGTAGAGTTGTTGACCCACGCCACTCCGCCAAGGACCACGATGCCTTGCCCGCCGTTGTTCTGGTAGTAAGAGTTCTCACCAAGTATGAAGCCGCCGCCGGCGATCCACACTCCGGTGGACTGGTTGAGCAGAACGTAGAGACCGGCCGACACCGCTATCGAGCCGCCCCCGTACGTCACTATGCCGAAGCCGCTGGCGCCCACGCCGCCCGGGCCGCCCGAGCCCTTGACCGTGAGCTTATTGAACCAACCCCATCCGCCGTTGAGCGAGAGCCCGATCCCGGAGCAGCTTGCTATGATGACCTCGCCGCCGCCAACCACTCCTTGAAACATCCCGCCGTAAATGTTGATGCCGCCGTACATCGGACCTGTGACGTAGCCCATGCCGCAGTAGCAGATCGCCATCGACAGCGACGATGCCATGCTGACCGTGCAGTCTGAGATGGCGATGCCATCGTCGCCAAAGCCCCAGATACTGATGCCGTCAATGAACAGGTCGTCGTAGCAGTCGAGGCCGCGCCCGGTCACGTTCGTCGTCATGGTCTGGCTCCCGGTGAGGAGCAGGTACCGCAGCGTCATGCCGCCGCGCCGGATGACAAACCCGCTCACGCCGCCAGTGAACGACAGCTCGGTCGCGTAGATGGAGCGCAGATAGATGACCTGGTTCGTGCCGTCGGCGGAGGTCGCGTAGCCGGTGCAAGAGATATTGTCAGCCGTCGGGGACGCTCCAAGCAGCGCACCGCCCTGGATCGTTACGCGGTTTGCATTCGCGTGGTTGATCTCGACCGACGTCGTGTAGGTCCACCGGCCAGCCGCGACGAGGAAAGTGACGAAGCCAGACGAAGTGATGATGTACTGTCCAAGCCATTGGAACGCGGCGTTGAGATCTACGAAGTCTGCTCCTGCTCCGTGGACTCGCTTAGTGATGGCAGTCGTGATGTATTTTTGAGCTATGAGGCTCTGGATCGCTTGCCACAGTTGAGTGAGATCGTTGTGATCCGGCGTCAGCCCCGCATTCTGGATAACGGTGACGATCTCGATCTGGTCTTCGTCTATGGCGGTCGCGGGAGGTATGCTTCCTTCGGTGCCAGTGACCGGATTGCCATTGATATAGCGAGGATAGACGCCAAGCGGAGGCGTTGGAGAGCCGAACGGTTGTGAATATCTCATAGCTTTTCCTCATGGCACCGGCGGCGTGCCGGGCGGGTGACCGATTCCCGTTAAAAATGTTCGCAGATGAGTATAGAGCGCTTTATGCTGAGCTTGCGTCAGGTCGCCCCCGATGAATCCGATGGACATCGTACCCATACCCGGCGAGCCATTTGCCTGGCCGAACGTGATCGGGCTTGAGAATGGAGCCACCGACGGGTTCGACGAGAACTGCATCTCGATTCCGTTGAGCCAGGCTTGGCTGTTCGTTGCGCCAACGCGGTCGACGACGAACAGGCCGTAGGGCAGCGTCGAAGCTTTGAAGGTCGAGGCCGTGCCATTGGCGTCGTTGATTCCGAACCAACTGATCCCGGTCTGGCCGTCGTTGACGTCGATGTAAATGCGCCACGGGTTGGTGCCAGAGCCAGTCAGTTGACCGGCAAAGAAGCCAGACCCGCCAGATGGCGCCGCGGCAATCCACACACCCAAGCTGGCACCGTTGCGGGTAAAGTTCGGCGCAAGCGCGCTGAGTGGATTGAAGTTGGAGTTGACGTAGCTCGACGCACCAGAGGTGAAGCCGACGTTAGCCATGAAGCCAGCGCCGACATTCGTCGCAGACGCAGTGACGACGAGGTCCGTGGTCTCTTGCTGCGCGTTCTCCGCATCGAAGATCCAGAGGCGATCAAGCTGCGGCCAGACGCCGTCGGCTTTCAAGTTCTTGACCAGGAAATCGATCTGCTGCTGGCGCGCGGTGCTAACCGTGCCGCCCTTGGAGACGACCGTGTTCATCCAGTTGGCCGTGGCTGGGTCGGCTGGCGCGAGCGCCACCAGCGCGATCGGCGTCGCGAACGCCGGCGAGCCAACGTAGTAAGCGTTCGGCGCCTGCGGCCACATGATCGACGTCGGCCGATCATTGATGACTTGCGCGGTCGCGCGCGTCACGACCTGTTGACCGTCGCGTTGAAGAACGTAGAACGCGTCCGCGCCGGCGAGAGGGTCGGAAATGCCGGAATAGTCGAACAGTGGCAGCGTGTGCCCAGGAGCCCACTTATGAATGAGGCATTCGAGATCGAGCGCCTTGGCGATGCGGAGGTGAGGATCGATCCCGCACTGCCCACTTCCGACACGGAACCATACTAGCTTCGGCTGCTGGAGATGCACCGTCCAGCAGAAGCGCATCGTCGGCGAGCCGATCTGGCACGGCCAATCTGACAGCGTGCCATCAGCCTGATGTGTACGATTGTCGCCGCAGCGATCGACGCCGACCATGAACGGCCGGTACTCGGTGATCGAGATCGAGTACCCGAGGAAGTCCGCGACGCCGTAAAAGAACTCCCGCGACTGCGCGCCGAGCAGCGTCATCTTGAGAACCAGCAGTCGTCGCCGCTCGTCGAAGCTTAGCTGCTGCGGATACATGCATGGCTCGGGCAGACCCCAGGCTCGCTCCCACGAATCGAGCATTTCAGTCGTCGCCCGCGGATCCGACTCGATCTCTAGCAGATCGGCCGCACGACCGTCGGCCCAGCCCATGATGCCCGAGAGCCCATAGACGACCTTCATCAGCGTCGCGTCGGGCCAGCGCGGCCACGCAATGCCCTGCGGCAAAAGATTGCTTAATGCAAAAGCGTACTCTTCCTGCCCGCGGCGGATATGCCGATCATTCGGTAATGGCGGAGGCAGCGGCGAAAATGCAGGCGAAGGAAGCTGCGTTGGCGATTGCGGCGGACCAGGGACAAAGCCGTTGCTCATGGCGTGGGATAGGTGATGGTCCCGAGCGTGGCGAGCGCGCCATTGTGCGGCATCGGATGATCTTCCATGTCTAGCTCGAACTCATTCGTGACGCGATTGATCGCCTCCGCGACCCATGATGCGTAGATGGTCGTGCCGGCGACGAGCTGCCCATCGACCTGATGCGCGGGCATCGCGCGCTCGACCAACATGGCGCTGACTGCAGTCGCGACTTGATTGCGCGCCGTCAACGAATCGCTCACCAGCGCGAGATTGAAATTGATCGGTTCCGGCACTGGCGCTTGTACAAAGAAATCTCGCACGGCGACAGGTCGCTTGCGATTGAGATAATCGGTGACCACAGCGATGTCGTCCGCTGTTGGAAAGCCGCCGGTATCCGCACGCAATGCATCGGTCATAAAGCGCAGCGTGACAGTTCCCATGCCAAGCTCGCGCGGCGCGCACCAGGCGCGCGTGATCGAAGGAATCGACAGCGCCCATGCCTCGTAATCGTATGCACATCCGCCCATCGGCGGCTGGCGAATTCTGCGAAGCACACGCGCGCGCAGATCTTCGTCAGTCTCGACATCCGTGCCACCGCGTAAATCGATGACGGCAACATCGTTGTCGATGCCAAAAATCGGTGTCGCCGGCGCCAATAGCGTCCCGTTTAGCTGATTTTGATTCGCACCGGGATTGATGCTCTTGACCGCGATTTCGAGCGGTTGCGCACCGGTGTCCGGCAATGTCTTGAATTCCAAAGTCTCGTAGGTTTCACCCGTCGGCGCGACCAAGACAGCACCCTCTGGAATTATCACGCCAGGGGTGCCGGTAAAGCCAACCGTGCCCGATGCTTGTGTTGCGCCCTTGCGTCCCAACGAACCGTCGGCATTGACCAGCCAAATTTGTCCATGCCGATCGAGCCATTCCGTCTCGGCGGTATCCGGCATGAGCTGCAGCGCAAGCCAGTCGATGTATTTGAGCACGAGGCGCGCGAGGCCGGCCATCGCATCCGACATGACACGGAGCGCGGTATTGCCGACAATGGCCGCTCCTTGCAGCGACGAGGTAATGTCGTCGCGCGTCATCTCGCGAACTTGTCTAAGAGTAGGAGTCTGCCAAGGCATTTAAGTCGACCATCGATACGGCGAGAGAATTGGCTCTACGCGCATCGCCGCCCACAAATCTTGGAACAACAGATCGACTTCCGCGACATTCCCGCGATAGACAATGACACGGACATCAATGCGCTCACGACCGACGCGTTCAGCCGTCACAACGATGGAGCTGCATAGCTTCATGTCGATGAGCGGCTGGAGTGCCTGACGTGTATAATCCTCAGCGCGAAAAACCGTGTCGCCTTCCCAAGCATAGGCATCGGCAACCTTGGCCCGTTCGAGCAGCCAATTCTTGGTCCCGATCGGCCAAGCGTTCCAAATTGCCTGCGCATCGAGATCGCCCCACCAACCGCGGCGGTCGTCGCTATCTGGATCAGGTCGGATCTCATCGGCATCCGAAAGCTTGTCGGTCATCAAAGCGACTTTGCAATAGTTTCCAAGCTCTTGGCGCTGATCGAGCAGTCCATTTTTCAGCAATAGCCAATCCGCCACGGTCTCCCGCAACGTCGCGCTTGATACGATACGAACGTCAGTCATCGAGTTGCAATTCCCGGTATTACCCTAGATAAAACACGAAGCGTGCGCGGGCAGAACGCAGGATGGATAATGCCGTTCTCTTCCTCGATCTCGCTTGCCCGCTCTTCGATCTTCAACGTCTCATCCGCATAGATGCGATTGGCAAGATAAAGCGATGGCATCGGCATGCCAGTTTGATAGGTCATGAAGCGTGGCAACTGCAGTTCGGTTCTCGCCAGATGATTGATTAGCGCACCAGCCATAGCATTGAGCGTCTGATAAACGCTCACATCGACCTCATCGATGCCGAGCGCCTTCGCCGCGTCGAATGCGTCACGCATGTACAGCAGCATATTTTCGATCTCCGTTTGCGTCTGGAATGCCGTACTTGCGACGATCTGCGATTGCACCGCCAACGTCATGACAAGCGCGTTACGAAAAACGGCCTGCGAAAATGGCGAGGTGTCGGCCGCTTGGCTCATCAAAAACAGCCGCGTCGCATCGAGACCGCTGAAAGTCGCGCCCGCTGGAATGCAAGCGGCAAAGATTTCCTGCAACTGCGTGCCGAGTTCATCACCGCGGATTGCCGCCTCGGCATTCGAGCGCAGCGTGTTGATCAATACGCGCACAGTATCGCGTTCTTTCGTTGGTGCTGGCGGAATGCTCGCCAGCAACGTATTAAGCGTGCCGACAAGAATGTCGGCCGCTTGCTCAACTTGCGTGAGATACGTCGGCGGCAAATCGATTCTGACGACGCTCCATTGCAACCGCGGAAATGCAAAATTCAGATTGCCGAGTGAATAGTCATCTACCGCAGCAACGTAGTTGACTTTAATCGGGCCGACCGGCGGCCACACCGCTGGACCGATCGAGTAGCTGGCCGCCGCGAGATGATAGTTGAATCCGACGAGCGGCGCGGAGAACGCGAGTGATCCGACCGCCCACGCGTTGGCGAAGAACTTAAAGTTCTGCGTGCTCGCCGGCGTGGCAAAGGCGAGCGGTTTGAGCGAATAGGCGTTAATCGTTAATTTTTGATTAACCTGCCGCAGCGTCACCGTCGAGAATACCGGGTGTCCGAGCGAATACGGATTGGCATTACACGGCTTTAGATTGCTCGAACTGAAAAGCGTCGGCGTCGCAAAAACCGGATGCCCGAGCGTGTAAGTCGCCGACGTGAAGTGGTAGTTGAAGCCGAGCGGGCCGACCGGCCTGAAGCCGAGTGCACTGACCGAGTACGAGAAGACGTTGAGCGCGTGGACGACGCGAGTGACGAGCGGGATACTGAGGCCCTGGAGCGAGTAGGCTGACGCCGAGAGGTGCTGGTTCTGGTGCAGCGTCGGAATCGCGAAGGCCGGATGGCCGAGCGAATAGTCGCTGGCGACGACCGAAACGCCAGACTGAAACGCGGTCGCCTGGAAACTAGGGGGGCTGCCTTGGAATGCCGGATTGCCGGACATCGCTTACATGCAAAATTCAGTGATGACAGCAACGCCCGGAGCACCCACGCCACCTGCGGCAGTTCCAGTGCTCCCCACGGCAATGCCGCCCCTGGCACCGCTGCCATAGCCAACAGGTGGAGACGCCGAACCAGCCGAAACGGCATTGTTAGCCACGGCCGGGATGAGGCCACCAGCGCCAAACATGCTGTTAGCGCCATGGGCCAAGAGCAATGCTACCGGACCACTATTACCTCCAGGCATTCCGCCAGGGTTGCCAGGGATGGTGAAATCACCGGTGCCGACAGCACCTCCAGCCGCCATGGGAACTAAGCCACCTTGAGTGGTATAGTGAGTACCGCCCGCACCGCCGTTCGCCGTGCACAACGTGCCAATCGAGGTGGTCCCGCCCGCACCGCCGTCGCCGGCGCCAGCCGAGCCAGCTGAGCCTCCCGAACCGATGGTCACCGTCTGAGAAGCGCCGATCTGCGCAGCGCTTCTCGTCGATCTAGAGTAGCTGCCGGAGCCGCCGCCGCCGCCGTTTCCAGCGGTGGTGCTGGTGCCGCTGCCGGTACCACCGGAGCCGCCGCCACCACCAACGACTTCCATGATGGCAAAGAGCATGCCGGCTGTAGGGATGTAGGTCCCGCTCGCGGTGATGACCTGAGTCACGATGCGCGAGACGGTGATGCGGCTCAAGATCCCGTAATACGTCGACCCGCCCGTCGACCAGAGGTCGAGCGTGTCGCCCTGATTGAGCACGAACGAGGCGACCGAGCTTAGGCCGAGATTGATCGTCGCGCCGCCCGTGCCGCTGACGGTGACCGCGCCGGCCGCGATGTTTCGCAGCGTAGTCCTCCATCCCAACGGCATGTTGCCGCCGGTCGGTGCCGGCAGCGAGACTGCGATCGCGCTGCTGCTGTTATAGGTGACGAGCGAAAGATGATCGCTGTTCGCGATCGTGTCCGTCGTGATCGTGACTGTACGATAGCCGAGCCAGAAGCTGTGATCGGCGTTCCAGTTCGATGGACGCACCAGCGTCGCGTCGGCGCCGTCCGCGATCGCCGAGACGAAGGCGTGGGTGAGGGACTTCGCGGTCATTATGAGCCTGGGATGCCGAAGTCAAAGGCAGGGAGCGAGAAGACATTGCCGGCGGTCACGGCCTGCGACGCTGCCAGATCGTTATCGACGAGCAGCCGAGAATTGACGCTGTCGCTGATGCACCAGCGCGCCGCCGTACCGGTACCCGTCACCGTGCCGCTGGTGACAGCCACCGTAGTCACCTTGCGGCCGTCCGGCGTTCGCGCGGTCGGACCAGTCAGCGCGGCGCCGGCGCCGAAGTTCTGATTGCCGAGTGTCATCGTCGCGATGTCCGCGAACGACATCGGCTGCGCCGACAAAATGTGAATGTGCGTCGCCGTATTTTTCAGGCCGACGAGGCCGTTGTCGAGCACCCAATCATTGCACTTTCCAGGCATAGCATGACCTCCTTGTTCGCGGGCGCTCTGCCCACGTCGGTTGAACGCGATATTTGGAATTGCGCGCGGGTTTAGCGGCTACGCGACGGGCGCAGGATTGTTGAGCGCAGCCATCTCGCGATTCAAAAGACCAGCGATTACCTGCAGCGAATTGCTCGACGTACTGGTAACTTGCGTCGCCGTGTCGATCTGGACCGACGAGAACGTTGATTGTCCCGCCTCGACGAACGCCATTTCAAACTGCGCATAGCCGCCGCGCTCGCGGCTCTCCGTCACCGAATAGCGCTCACACTGAAACAGCTCCGGACCAATCCGATTGTTGTAAGGATCGACGAGGCGACCAGGACCAAGGCTTTCAAGCGCTGAGATCAATGCATCGCGCGCGATGTCATAATCGTTCGACATGTTGCCGTGCTGCTGACCTGGCCAGCGCTGAATAACGTAGCCGGTGATCTGATAACGAACAGCGTGGCGGCCCATGTCCTCCGCGTACGGCAAATCGCGCTTAGGATACTCATGCAGCACCGTGCGACGGCCCGACACGCGGCCCTGATGCTCGACGTGAAAAGCAGCGCCTTTGAAGGACGCTTGTCGCAACCGCTTGCGCCAAAGGACCGGGCTGATTTGCAACATCGAAGCCATTTCACGGCTTCCTTACGAAATCGCGCGCGGTGATAACGCCGCCGACGGTCAAGTTTCCCTCGATCTGCAAATTGCCTCTCACGCTGACGTTGCCGTCATCGTCGACGGTGATCGCCTCAAGCACTCGTTTCTGGCGTGTGTGTTTTTCCAATTGTTGTTGAGTGTCGGGAGGATCAGGCGTCTTGATCGCGATGTCGTCGGCTGACGGATCAGGACTGCCGGCGAGCCACTTGTCATCACTTGGTTTGTAGCCTTCTTTGCCGACGTAGAGATTGCCGAGAATGTGAACGTCACCGGTGAAAATCTTCTTCTGTGTGTCACTCTTGATTTTTGCTGATTTCAAAGTGATCTGCTGATCGGCATCGTGCGTGATCTGCTTGTCCGCCTTCCACCACCAGCTCGTATTTTCGTTATCCCAATAACCGCGCAGCTCACCATCTTTGCGGGCGCTGCTGCCGCCACCGCCGCCGCCGCTATCAGCTAGCGCACTAACTTCACGAGTGCCACCACCGCCGCCGCCGCCGCCGCTGTCTTGTGTCTTCTTGTAGAATTCGATCCGGTTTTTGGTCAAACGCACTTCGGTATGCACCGAATCGCCGTCATGCTTATAGCGCTGCTGACCGCCGGCACCCTGGCTACCGCCGGCACTGCTCCCACCGCCGCTGCTCCCGCCGCCGCTCTGTCCGCCCTGCTGGCCTTGCCGCTTTTGCGGCTTACGCGATTGCTTCTTCTTTTCCACATAGGCGATCGAAATGCGCCGATCGGTACTTTGTCCACCGCCGCCGCCATCCGCGGCCTGCGTGCCGGCACCGGCGCCGCCGCCGCCCTGCTGATCTTGCTGCTCGGCATCGCAGCCGACGACATAGACGCCATCTTTCTGATCATCGCGCTTACGAAAGTAAGTCAGTTGCTTACCGTCCTGGCAGTCATATAACCCGCCCTCACCCGGCTCCATGTCATAGGGTCGACAACGCCGGTCTTGTGGCAGACCGATCGGATGTGAACGCTGGCCATTGGCATAGAGCATGACCATCTCACACGCCTCGCCCTTCGGCTGGTTCTTGTTGTACTGCGCATCGCCCTGACCGCCGCCTTGACCGCCCTGGCCGCCTTGCTGTTGCTGACCCTGCTGCGAATCCTTCTGCTTCAACGGCACCATGGTCGTGCCGAGCGGTTGCCAAACCTCGAAATTGGTCGGTGATTCAGAATGGAATACATCGGCCGTCTTGCATTCCTGACAAAGATGATTGTCGTCGACCTCGCGCAAGGTCGCGCGCGAGATCCCAGTCTGCGCTACGCGCGATGCCCACGAGGCCGTGCTTCGCATAGTCATGATTGCCTGCCTATTTTGCTTCCGGCTCACCGCCGAGCGCCGCTGGATTGACCAGCTCTAGTGTCGAGCGCGTGCCGCTACTGTCGTCTTGCGTGAACGTGACCGCCTTAAGGATGAGGCTGCGGCCGTACATCACCAGCATTGGCGAATTGACGGTAACCATTTCGCCCGGTTTCCAAAGTCCGCCCGATGGCGGAGCTTGCGCGCTGTGTTGCCAGCTCAGCAGCGTAACGGTGACCCAAATTTGCAGCGAATCGGCAAAGCCGCTTTCCATCTTGGCCCGGTTGAGCATCTGATCGTTGCTCCACGCCGGGATCTCGCTCAGATTGATCTTCGGCAAGAAGCCGCTGCTAAAGTCCGATGTTATGCCGCCCTGCTCGGACTGGCGCTGATGCGTTGGGTCAGCACCCCATGCGTCGTCACTGCCTGGCGCCTGGCCCATGCTCTTGAAGTCCGAGCCTTCGCCACCGCCGGCTTCCGGCTCGCCAGACCCGACAGCCTTGAGCGAATGAATCGTTTCTTGACCGATGAGAATGTTGACGCCTTCGATGGCGCTCCCACCGCCGCCGGCTGTACCAAGTTCGAGCTGGCCAGTATTGGTCTCGCCGAGTACGGTGTTCGACGCACGTGCATAGCGTTCAAGCAATTCCCACGCACTTTCGCCCGGTTGCAGCGATACGCGCTTGAATTGTTGATCTGAACCCGCCTTTCCAGTCACGCCGATGCCGAAAGGCTGGACGATCTTCTGTGCCAACTGCTGAAAATTGATATTGTTGAATTCTCCGGTCTTATGAGGGACCGACGCTTCCGCTAGCCGCCCAGCCCGGCCTTGTCCCTGAATCTCGACAACATGCTGTTGCGCGTCGTAATGCGCCCGGCGCGTGACAACCTCGCCGTCGATCGCAAGATATCCGTCAAGATAGACCTGGCATTTTTGTCCAGGGATGATGCGCATCGCATCGCCAGTACGGCCCGACCAGCTCGTCCCGATCGGCTCTTGCTCGGAGCAAGTGAAGCGAAACGTATTCGCCGGCACCTCGCGCTTTGCTAATCGAACCGCGACCGTTTCCCACTCGAAGTACTCGCTGCCGTCGATGACAACAACGGCGCGATTGAGATACGGAAAACGCGTCCGCTGATCGCCGTTGGCCATTATTCTTCGTTGTAGGCGTTGGCGGCCTCGTCGCCGCCAGTGTTGCCGGCGCTGCCCATCTGACCAGTGTGCTGCAGCTTGACGCGCGGTTCGTTGAAGACGCCGCTGGCTGATGCTTTAGCCCGCATGCCGCGCGGCGCATTTTTGAAGTTGACGTCGACCTGCGCGCGGCCGCTGATCTTGGGAGTCGAAGTGAACGGTTTATCCTGAGCTTCGCGACCGCCTCCTAATCCCAGCTCTGCCAAATGCCGCCGACCGAACAGCGTATCGATTGAGAAGTGGCCGGTGTCTGGATTACGCCAATGCTCGCCACCGCTCATGCCCCACTTCTGTTCGAGCGCGTTGAGCGTCTTGGGGTTAGCACGGATCCATTGGGCTACATCGCGATCGACAACGTCGCGCGAATGCTGCGCCCAGTCGATCGCCAGCCCTGCAGGATGCTGCGAAGGATTGCGCCCGCGCAGACCGTAGCCGCCGAGATTTCGCACTGGCGCACCAGCCGCGATCAGGTCGTTGAAGAAGCCTTTGAACTGCTGCGCAGCGCGAGCATTGACGGTGACCTGCTGGCCGTTCGCCAGTGTGATGGTCTCGCGTGTGCCAGAAAATCCTGAGCCGGATGGCACATTGAAGCGGCCACCGCTGCCGCGGCCAGTGCCAGGATCGTCGCCTTCCATCATCGGCGATGTAGTGCCGGCGCCGGGAGCGCCGCCGCCGCCGCCGCCCCCAAGAGCCTGACGAATGCCTCCGAGTGTTAGGCCACCGATGCCACCGCCGCCATCACCAGCCGCAGGCGGCGTACTCGGCAAGACATCAGATGGCGAAATTTTGCTGAACGACTTGCCATACGCCCAGTACGACTGCGCGCCCTGTTCGCCCATGATGCCGCCCGCGCGCACGCGCCGCGCCATGATTTTGACGGCCATCTGCGCGTTGAACTCAGGATCAGCAAGCTGCTCCTTCGTAAACGGCGTCTTCTGCAATCCATACGAAGTCGCATCCTGCCCCGAGAGCTGAAACAGGCCGCGCGATCCGTGGCCGAACTTACCGACGTCGCCGACCGTGCCCGTCTTTAGCCCGCTCTCGTTGTAAGCGAGCTTGGTCATGAACGCGGCCCATTCCTGCGGACTGCCCGTCTTGATGCCCCAGCGAGCCCCGTCAGGAGGCACATAGCCCGAAAGACTAGAACCGGAAATCATCGCTGCGAGCCGCGACTGCAGGGCACCGCGATCGACGCGACCGCCCCGACCTGCGGTCAATGGAGCGCTCGGATCTGCTCCGCCGCCGCCAGCGCCGCCGCCGCCGCCAAGAAAGCCGCGTTCCCTCGCCTCTTGCAATGTGTTGGCCGCCGCTTCCGGCGAGGTCGGTATGTTCAGCCCACCTGCACCGCCGCCGCCTGCACCCCGGCCGCCACCTGCACCGCCGCCACCTGCGCCGCCACCTGCGCCCCCGCCGCCTGCGCCCCCGCCGCCGCCCGCACCGCCGCCACCACCTGCAGGCGCACCACCTCCGAGGCCGCGCAGCGCACCCATTGGCCCGACCTGCTGGCCTTCGACCGTGTAGCCGGCGCCGCTCTGGAATGGTGCGGCTTGGCCCGATGGCGTGTAGGCGACATTCTGAAAGCCGCCGCTTCGTGCGTCAGCCTGAGCTTGAGGGCCGCCGCCCATTCGGTCCCGCAACCATTTCATTACGTCGGCGGTGTCGCGCAGATAGCCTTTTGATTCGCGATCGACGATGATCGGCACACCCTCGCCGCCGCCGCCGCCGCCCATTCCGCGCAGCGTGCCCACCGGGCCACCGCCATCACCGACCCGAGCGCCTCCTGCACCGACGTCGCCGATCCCGAGCTGATTGGCCAACGTATCCCCGCCGCCGAGTGGAGCGTGCTTCCAACCGAACCCCATCAGCCAACCGCGCTGACCTATACGCGGATGGCCACTGGCATACCGACGCAATCTGCGTCCCCACTGGACATTCTTCGACATCCCGCTCGGATCGCGCCGCCAATTTTGAAATGCTTCGCTGCCAGTGTCGCCGGCTTGCTCCCAAACGTCTCCCCAAGGAGCAAAGTCCTCTCCCCTGGCGCGCATGGGAATGCGCCACGTTCTCGGCGCGCCTTCCTCTGGCGGCTTCTGTTCGCCGGGCGGTTTCTGTTTACCGCCATCGCCAAACAATGGCTCTGTCTGCTCAAAGAAATTTTTCCAAGCGTCGCTTTCGGTGATGCTCTGCAAATAACCTTTGAGTCTATTGAGAGCGCCTGGAATTTTCGAATCAACCCACTCGTACATTTCGGCAAGCTTATTGATTGCCGTTGTCCCATATTCAACCCACGCCTTGGAACCCTCATCGAGTAGAGCTGTTCTGACATTGATCAACGCAACTCGCAGTCGGACATACGCTGCATCCAATTGATTTTGGAGATCTTCTGGCGGCACCCATGGCGGCCTGATCTTCCTCGCGATCTCCGCTTCTTGACGCAAGATTTCGAAAGGCTGGTGGATTAACTCCGCGATGCGCCGCTGCACGGCTTCGTCTTGAAGTCCAAACCACGGTAGAAATATTTGTTCCCAAGCTTGCCCTGGTGGCATGCCTCTCTTCAAAGCATTCGTAAGGTCTTGAACAATACGATCGCCAGCAGGACCAAATTTCTCCAACTGTTGAAAAAGCTCAGAGGCTGATCCACGGATAAGATCATGGAATTGCTTCGCCCATGTGATCATCCGCTGATTCGTTTGCTCGACCGTTTGGCCAAGCGCCTCACCGACTAGCTGCTGATGCTTGATGAAGGCATCGGTCGTCTCACCTAAGATAATGCGAAGGTTTGTGGCTCTAATTCCTGATTCACTGATCGCATCAGCAAGTTTCGTGAACCCGGCTGCGAGGCCAGCGCTAGCAGCCAAGACACCGCCAAACGCGCCGCCGGCGCCACGCAACACACTCAGAAACGATGTCATCCCTACAGACGCACCGCCGACGCTCTTGGAAAATTCCGAAAACGCTCCTTTCAATACGTCGGAGACACCGCGCAAGCGAACTTCGGTGCTTCCTAGACGCTCGCCGATCGTCGTGAGTTCTTTGCCGACGCTGGAAAACTGCTCGCGGCCATGCTGGCCCGTCTCGTCCATCCGGCGCTTAAAATCATCGAGCTTACCGACGATCTCCTGAAACTTCGCGGAGAATTCGTCTTCGAGCTGGAAGGTTATGGTTGCGGTTTCGCGCGCCATTTATTCGTTCAACTTCTCCTGCCACGCATTTTCGATCCGATCGCGCTCATAGAGGCGATCGGTCCAGATGCAATCACGCTCGATTTGGGAGAACGGTTTGTTGAGGAAGATTTGCGGGTCTTGGCCGTATTCTTTCGCCAGCCGGTAGCAATTGACGATTACGTTGTCCACCGGTCTGGCACGAAAAAACCGAAGAGCATCAGCGCTCCATTCTGCCAATCGCGCGAATCCAATTGTC